GGAAAAAACAATGAGAGGTCGGAAGCCTAAGCCAACTGAACTAAAAGTAGTGCAAGGAACTTTTACAAAAAAAGATGAGAGAAGAAGAAACAGAGAGCCAGTAGTGAGCAAGAATCTAGATCAAGCACCTGAGTGGTTTACTGAAAGCCAAAAGGCTTCTTGGGATTATGCAATTTCAAATGCGCCTGCTGGTTTGCTCAAGCGCTTAGACAAATCTGTTCTAACTGCATGGGTGGTTGCGGAAGATCTACATCGCTTTGCATCTGAGCAACTACAAACAGAAGGGATTGTCTTTGTTTCCCCTAAAGGCTATCAGATCCAATCACCCTATGTTGGCATTCTAAATACACAGGCTGCAATGATGATGAAATGCGCTAGTGAGATGGGCTTCACTCCTACAAGTAGAAGTCGCATAGTATTGGCAGAAGAAGAAATACAGGATGATCCATGGGCTAGACTGGCAAATGCCTGATTATCAGAAGATCGCAGCCGATTATGTATCACAAATGTTGCATAAAGATGGTTTATGTAGCAAATATGTTGCATTAGCCTGTAGAAGGCAACTGGATGATTTGATGCAAGAAGGGGATAAGGACTTCCCCTATATCTATGAGCCATCTAAAGGCGCAAGAGTTTGCACTTTTGTAGAGCAGCTTCCGCATATCAAAGGCAAGCTCGCAGGCGAGCCAATCAAATTAGAGCCTTGGCAAATCTTTATCCTAATGACTGTGTTTTCATGGGTTCACAAAGACACAGGCTATAGGCGATTCCGTAGAACTTATATTGAAGTTCCTAGGGGCAATGGTAAGAGTGCGATTAGTAGTGCGATTGGTTTATATATGCTCTGCGCTGATGGTGAGGGTGGCGCTGAGGTTTATAGCTTTGCTACTACAAGGGATCAAGCCAAGATTGTATTTGGAGATGCGCAACAAATGGCTAGGAGAACTGCTGGCTTGAGGTCGCATTTTGGGATTGAAGTGAATGCGCACAATATAAATCAGTTAAAAACTGCATCAAAATTTGAAGCATTAAGCGCTGAAGGCTCTACTTTAGATGGTTTAAATACTCATTTTGCAATCATAGATGAGCTTCATGCCCACAAAACTAGGGCGGTTTATGATGTTGTAGAAACTTCTATTGGCAAGAGAACTCAATCTATGCTGTGGATTATCACTACAGCAGGCTCAAATCGGGCTGGTATTTGCTATGAAGTTCGGGGTTTTGTGCGCAAAGTTTTAGAAAAAACTGGGCTAGATGACACTCAATTCGGAATCATCTATGGTTTAGATAAGGATGATGATTGGACTACAGAAGAATCTTTGAAGAAAGCTAACCCAAATTGGGGAGTTTCTGTAATGCCAGAAGTTCTCCTTCCATTGCAGGCTAAAGCCATGAGTATGCCTAGCGCTGCAAACAATTTCAGGACTAAGCATCTTAATGAATGGGTAAATGCGGATGTAAGCTGGATGGATATGCGAGCTTGGGATGCCTGCGCAGATCCTAGCCTAAGTGTAGAAGATTTTGAAGGCGAGCCTTGCTTTATTGCTTTGGACTTGGCATCTAAAACCGATATTGCAGCACAGATAAAACTCTTTGAGAGAGGTGGGCATTACTATGCCTTTGGTGATTACTATCTGCCAAGAGAAACTGTAGATAAAGGTGAGAACTCGCAATACTCAGGATGGGAATCTTTAGGGCTACTAACTGTAACTGATGGCGCAATCATTGACTTTATGGTTATAGAGAATAAAATTCTAGAAGATTGCAAGCGCTTTGAAGTAATTGAAGTTCCCTATGATCCATTTCAGGCTACTCAGTTATCTATGAGGTTGCTCAATCAAGGAATAAATATGGTAGAGGTTCGCCCTACTGTGCTGAATTTTTCAGAGCCAATGAAACAATTAGAAGCCTTGGTTCTGGATAAAAAATTTCATCACAATGGCGATCCAGTATTAACTTGGATGGTAAGCAATGTGGTTTGTCATATGGATGCTAAGGACAATATCTATCCAAGGAAGGAAAGGCATGAGAATAAGATTGATGGAGTGGTAGCTTTGATTATGGCATTGAGCAGGGCTATTGCAAATAGTAATGAGGTAGGAACTCTTGATGATTTCCTAGCTAATCCAATAAGGCTCTAATATGGCATGGTATTCAACTTTATTATTTGGCTTCGGCATAGCTGGCAAAAGACAGGCTGGCTTACAGCAAGCCAATGCTGGTTCATATCAAGTTGCAAATGTTACAGTTAATGAAGATACTTCTCTAAAACTTTCCGCAGTTTGGGCTTGTGTAAGATTACTTTCAGAAACTATTGGTGGCTTGCCAATCAACTGCTACAGGATTCAGGATGATGGCACTAGAGTTTTAGACAATTCGCACCCATTAGCAGAGCTATTTGCCAACAAACCTAACAAATATCAAAACAGATTAGAGTTTTTTGAAACCATGACCATGCAATTAGCCTTGCATGGCAATGCTTATGCGCATATTACTAGGGGAAGCGGTAAGCGAATTGTCAGTTTATTGCCCCTGATGGCAGAGCAGATGGAAGTTGCTTTGCTTACTGATGGCACAGTTACCTATAGATATAACTCAGGAACAGATGTAACAGTTTACAGCGCTGAGAGCATTTGGCATATTAAGCTAATGAGCAATGGTATTGTGGGCTTATCTCCACTTGCTTATGCTCGCAACTCAATCGGAATCGGCATCGCTGGAGATGATCGAGTTAAAACTTTGGCATCCAATGGCTTTAAGCCTACTGGAGTGCTTACTATTGATAAGCTCCTAAAGCCTGAACAGCGAGAGCAGATCCGAGCAGCATTCGCAGATCTTCAGCAAGGCTCAGGCGATCCGCTTCGAGTGCTTGAAGCTGGTATGACTTATCAGCAAGTTTCAATGAATCCTAAAGATGTGCAGTTGCTCGAAACTCGCAGATTCCAAATTGAAGATATTGCTCGCTTCTTTGGAGTTCCTTCTGTGCTGATTAATGACACAGCAGCAAGCACTACTTGGGGTTCAGGTATTCAGCAGATTGTTGAAGGCTTCTATAAACTAGGCTTGCGCCCATATCTTGAAAGATATGAATCAGCAATTCGCAATAGCTTGCTCTCGATTGATGATAAGCGCAACTATGAATTTGAATTTGATTTTGGCGCACTTCTTCGGGGTGATGAACAAACTCGATACCAAACCTACAAAGAAGCCATCATGTCAGGCTTCAAAACTATCAATGAATGTCGGCAAAGAGAAGGTTTAGAGCCGATTTCAGGGGGAGATGTTGCATATTTACAAGCGCAAATGACACCAATAACAGCGCTTTCTAGCCCACAGGCACAGCAAACTGAGCAAATTTTAGGGGCTATGAGCAATATGGATCGGGAATTAAAGGCTCAAATAAGCACCATTAAGGAGCAAAAAGAGCCATTAAAGGTTGATTTAAACCCCAATATCACAGTAGAAAGCACTCCAATTAATCTAACTTTGAAGCAAGAATCAGATGGAAAACCTTCTAAAAAGAAGATTAAACTGGTTCGAGATGAAAAAGGTAATGTAACAGGCGCAGAAAGCACAGAGGAATAATTATGGCAATCACTACAGCAATTTGTAATTCTTATAAACAAGAGATCTTAGAGGGAGTTCATGCTTCCACAGATACCTACAAAATAGCTCTCTATACTTCTTCTGCAACTTTGGGCGCAAGCACTACTGCTTACTCAGCAACTAATGAAGTTACTGGGGCTGGCTATGATACAGGCGGAAAAACCCTAACAGGCTTTGTTAGTGGCTTATCTTCAGGCACAGCCTATATTACTTTTGATGATCCATCTTGGACTAGCTCCACAATTACAGCTAGGGGATGCTTGATTTATAACTCAAGCAAATCAAACAAAGCTGTAGCCTGCTTCGATTTTGGCTCAGATGTGATTTCTGTTAGCGGAACTTTCACTATTGATTTGCCAGCAGCAGGAGCTTCAGCGCTAATTAGAATTGCCTAATGGCACTATTTGATAGTGCTTTAGGCGATTTTGACAATCAGCCTAATAATTTTGATGATTGGACAGAGCCTTCAATATTATTCGATGAAGGCTTTGGACTTTTTGACAGCCCTACAGGATTATTCGATGATGGCGCATTCTATAGCCCATCCATTTCAGTAACAGGAGTTCAATTAACTAGCTCTGCTGGTGAGCCAGTAGCTAGGGTTACAGATTTGGTTTCTTTAACAGGAATTGAGCTAAATTCTGCAATACAGAATATTTCAGCGAGTGTTTCTGATTCAATCTCATTAACTGGGGTTGAATTACAAGCGATTGCTGGTGAAATTGGCGAAAATGTTTCTGATTCGATACAAATATCAGGGTTATCCCTTACTTCTAGCGCAGAAACCATTACTGCGGAAGGTATTCAGAATGCAAATATAGCTATAAATGGGCTACAAAGTAGCTCAGAATTTGGCGAAATTACCATAAATGTTACTGATGCTGTAATTATTTCAGGGCAAGAAGCCAATATTTTTGCGGAATCTATCACAGCAAGCGCAGAGCAAAGCCCCATTTATACCTTAAATGGTATAGATTTAAGCTCAGAAATTGAGCCAATTACTGCGGAAGTTCAGGATTCCATACCCATTTTGGGTATAGAAATACCCATTTTGGGTGGAGAAGTTGTAGCATTTGCTACACAAAATCCAGTTATTAGCCTTGCTGGGCTTGAATTACAGGCTCAGGCTGGCAATGTAGGCGAGCAAGTTGATGATCTTATAGCTATTGATGGCATTGATTTACAAGCTGAGTTCGGCACAATTAGCGCCAATGGTCAGCAGAATGTAACTACAGAAATTACTGGGTTACAAAGAAGCACACAGATTGGATCTGTAAGCGCAAGCGGAACAGAAGTTCCTTCGGATGTTGGTAGAGGTGGAGAATTTGTAAGACCATTACAAGTGCGCAATATAACTGCGCTAATTACTCCGATTTCTACAAAAATTCATGCAAATCAAGTTACTGCAAGCGGTGAGATTTATATTTCTGCAAGCGCCAAGATTATTCCAATGAGTGCAGCGATTAGAACTGATGAAATTGTGGCGGAAGGTCAGCTAGGCATTGATGATGAAGAATTGCTATTGCTATTGGTGGCTTGATAGTTTTGGTTTATTATATGCAAAGATAAGGAAGTTTTATGCCTACACCAAGAGAAAATGAAACTGAATCGGAATTTATCTCTCGATGTATG